AATAGCCTCAAGACGCTGTGGAGTTGAGCGTTCTCTGCTTGAAGGAGGCCAATGAACTTATGCGCCAGCTTCAGTTGCTCGCGGTCAAGAGGCAAACCCACCCTTCTTGGCCTTCATCATCCGGTAGATGCGAGGGCTGATGGTGCTTTTAGATTTAGGGCGGCTAGTGCCAGCCTTCCTGCGGGCGTTGATGTTGGCGTATAAGCCTGGTCGGTTTGATTTCATTTCGCGATTGTATCACGCCAATGTTTGTTTGTCCAAAATACACGCCAGAGTTGCCGCTTCGGAAAGCACCGCAGGGAAGGGGGAGGGGACGGGACAAAGGGAGTCCCCTTCCCCTGCTTTCCTTCGCGTCTTATGTTTATATACATATAAGGGTCTGACTGCTCAAGGAATGATAGTCTTTTGAAAGTGGATTAGAAAGTGGTCTGATTGGCAATATACAAGCCGCTGTCAGACAATATCTTGTTAGCTTTGTGAAGGCGTTTTAGATACCTATAAAACGTGCTTTCCGATACTTCCAACTTTTCAATGATATGGCGGCATAAATCACCCGCCTGCCACTGCTTGCTACCCATCTCGGTTAAGAACCTTTTATCGTCAACCGCCTTATGCGCCCCTGGCTTCTTTAGCTTGTCTGGATTGAGCGAAAAGTTGGCTTGGAACAACGGGTAATTCCACTGCACGACAAAGCTGTCGACTGGCGGGAAGTTGCGCAGTGTGATGTCACAAGTGTAGCTCTTCTCATCCTCCTCGTGGGCAGTCAGAACGACCAACGTATCTGGATTGCGGGCGAACACGCCCGACCCACTGAAGCGGTCAATCGACTCTGCACCCGACTTGTTACCCTTGCTGAAGTGGTGTGAGAGGATGATCGACAAGTTGTGGCGTGTGGCTAGGTATTCAAACTCGTTCATCAGGCTTGACATATCCCCTGCGCTGTTCTCATCCCTCTCTCCCATCAGCATATAGTTTGGGTCAAGGATGATGGCTTGGTATCCCTTCCCTTCGATCTGCTTTTCGATCATCGGGCGGATGAGAGTTAAATCGGCAGCGTGACCTCTCAGCGTCCATGTATCAAAGTCATCGGCCTTGTCTTCCAGCCCCTTTGCTTTGATAACATCGGCCAACCGATTGCGGAAACTCCATTCCTGTATTTCAAAGTTAATAAACAACACCCGCGCCATCTTGCATTCTTGTCCCCACCACGGCACTCCGGCGTGGAGCGATAAGGCTAGGTCAATTAGACTCCAACTCTTGAAAGCCTTGCTACCCCCACCCAGCAACATCTTGCCCCCTCTGTGCAACATCCCCTCAATTAGTGTCTCTGGTGCGGGTAAGTCTTCCTTAATAAGTTGTGCATAAGATTTAATCGGCGGCCACTCATCGGTCTTGGGTTTGATGCCAAGTGCTACGGCTGGTTCTATCATTTTCCTCCTTTGCAAAACCAAAGCAGGCTTTGCATCTTGTCGTTTCTTTTTGACCCAGGAATCCTAACGGGTTGACTGGGTTTGAATGTTGCAGGGTCGCACCCTAACGGAATAAGAAAAGCCTTTAACTGATCCACCCATTCGTTCTTTGGTGGCATCTCAAACCATCCATGCAAGCTCTTTCCGCCAGTATCTACAACGGCGTGTAGTTTCATGTTAAACAAATCTCGCATGAGTTGGAACACCGCGCCCATCTCTGGCTTGGTTAACACATCGGACTCGACAACGAGGAACACCCTATGCTCAACCGTGTCATTGGATCTGCTAACCGTGTCTGGCTTGTAGGTCGCGCCAGTAGTAAACTGCCCGATTGGCTCGTCCAGCTTCTTCCAATCCCAAGCTGACCTAAAGTTCTGCGGATGCCTGCCACTGTCCTTGACATCGCCGATCCAGATATTGTCAGCGACATTAAACATCGAGAGAAACAAGTGATAGTCCTGCGCTGGATCGCCTAGCTTTACTGGACTCTCCTCGTACATGTCGGCTGGGTCCCAATTGTAATGGGTCAGATAGCGTTGCTTGTTTGATTCAGCAATCGTCTTAATCCTATCCAACACCTCGGCGTGCGGATCTTTCTTAATGATTAACTTGGGCGTAGCAGTACCACCCGACATGATGTTGGTTGGCTTGTAAAGAACATCGCCACCTATAGCTCGGCGCAACTTGCGGTTAGCCTCATCTCGATACGGCGTGCAGGAGGTATGCCAGCAGAATATAGTCGGCGCGCCATCTACGAACACCGTTGTGTCGCGGATGCGAGTGTGGCTGGTATGAGCAGCTTCACCAGGACACTTGCACAGCCCGTGATTCTCAGACTGCCAATCGACTTGGCCTACGATCTCTTCAGCTTGGCGTTGTGATGGGGTCATAAAATTCAAACTGGCTGCTGATTCAAGAGGCGAACACACACTGAGGAACTGCCCGCCGCAGGATCTCCCTGCGGACCACAACGCCAGTTAGTTAGATCATCCAGCCAATATATTGTACTCCCTGTTGTCGCATTCTTCGTATTGATTTAAGAATGGAATATCCCCAGCGCATAAATTTCTATACTCTGGAATTGCAGATAGTGTTTTGTGTAGTTCAATTGGATCGGCCTTGTCTCGGACTACAGCGTGATGAAAATGTGTCATCCAATAATGTCCAGACTCATCCGCAAGCTTTGGGTAACTGGGACCACACCCGCCAAAGCCAACTACCATTGCGTATCCGTGCCTATCCTCAAACTCTTTTAATAGTTTTTGGCTACAGCGACAGCTTCCTTGCGAATATATTAAAACCGAATGTGGCGAGCTTCGCCTGTAGGCCAAGGTTACTTTGGTTGATTCATTTTTATTCATTTCCTAGTCCATTCAAATTGAGACATATAAAGTTTGTTCATTTTGCGTTTTATGGTTTTAGGCCATTTGATTACTTTGTCGCTTTCGTGACCATAAAGACTGCCCACGGCACGCCCTAGTAATTTATATGCGGTTTTCGTTTCTCCTGATATACCTGCTTCTCCACCAAGCAGAATAAAAAGGACTCTTGCCTCCTTAGGTGTTAATTGATTGTCGTTCATTTACTTCTCCCCCAACTCCACCACCTTCTTAGCCGCCTCGACAATATCCTCGGCTGTTATATTGCGCAGCGCATTGCACCACATCTGCGTCTTCTTGGTGCGGTTGGTTGCGTCCTTACACTTAGCCTGTGGCAAGCCCCCATGCGGTCGGCAAGGCGCGTGCGGGCAAGTATCGGGTTTGAATACTGGTACTGACTTAGGGTAATACTTACAGCGGTCATCGGGATGGTAGCTACCCCACAAACTAACGCAGGCTGTATCCAACCCCGCTGCCATGTGTGTGACCGACGAATCCGGCGCAACCACAAACTCTGCCCCTTGGATGACAGGGAACAGCGTGCGTATGTTTGCCGTGGCGTTAAATAAATCCACCACCCGCTTGCTGTCTACTCGGAAGTCTACTGACTTATCCATTCCAATTATGACTGCATGATGGTCGGGGAACGCTTCCAGCAGAGCCTCGACTGCCAGCTTACCCAGCGCGGGTGGATAGGTGCGGGTCGGACCAGAGCTGCTGACATGGTAGGCAAAATACTTGGTCGGCAACGGCCAGAGATTTAATTTCTTTAACTCATCGGTATCGGGCTGGACTGTGTAGAGATAAGGCTTCTTGTACTTTGCGTCGACTAACCGAATATCCCCAGCCTTGCCATTGACATCCGCCACAATCCCTTCCGCCCCCATCCACAGGTAGATCCTGTCGTAGTGATTGCCAGCACCAGTGCCAAGCTCCGTGCCGCCTACCTTGCCAGAGAATAGATCATCCAGCACAACGTGCGCGTCGTAGGATGCCCACGCCTCAGCGGTTGGGGGTAATGGCAACAGCCTCGCTCCCAGCCCAGCATAGAGAGGCATATTGCGGGCGGGACAGTAAACATCGACCGCACCCCCCGAAGTCTCGGTTAGGTAACGAATCACCCCAGTTGCCATGATGGCATCGCCGATTGCACCGGCGCGGTAGACCGCTGTTGTCCCACCCTCGGCTCGACCTGGGTAGTACGGTTTAATTAGGTGCGGTACGGGTATCGCATCGGTAAATGGCGGGTTGACTAACTCATCGGGTAGGATGTAGCTACAGCGCGGCCACAGCTTATTGTCATCGACTACAGTGACTGCGTTGGTATTATTGGTCCATAGTTTCATTTGTTATCCTCCATTATTCTGTTGATACATCTGATGATTTCTGACGCGACTTGCGGGACGAGAGCGTTTCCAAGTCCTTTAATTCGTTCAGCTCTGTATGGTTTTGTGGGTACCCCATCATAAACTCCAAAAGATTCGGACATAATCTTTTTCCCGTTAACTTTGCATATTGTTCCGCAAGATTCCCATTCGGATGAACATCGTATCTTTTTGCCAAACTCCTCGCCGAAAATGATGCCCTCTTGCTCCCGTCCGACGCTGACGGGGTAAGCCACAATCCACACCCTTTTCCTGAGATGTGGTGCGCCAAACATAGCGGCTGGAACAACTTGCCATTCCGCATCGTACCCGATGTCGGCAAGCGATTGTAAAACGATGTCGAGTCCTTGGTTCGTGAGTGCCTGGACGTTTTCTGCGACCACGAACTTGGGCCTTGCCTCCTTGATAATCCTTTGCATTTCAAACCAGAGTCCGCTTCTTTGGCCATCAATTCCGTTTGATTCAAACTTTCCTTGGGTTGTCCAAGACTTTGCGTAGCTGATATCTTGGCATGGAAATCCGCCTGTGAGAAGAGTGACTCCTGCGTATAGCTCGCCTCGTACTTCTCGGATGTCTTTGTGGCACGGGACTTCGGGCCAATGCTTTTTGAGAACTGCTTGGGCGTAGGGTTCGTTGTCACAGAAGCCAACGGTTCTATATCCATTCCATCTTGCCGCCAAGGCAAATCCTCCGATCCCACTAAATAAGTCGAGGTGTGTCTTTTCATTCACTTTCCAATATCTCCTTCGCTATCAGTGCCGCCGCATCGACCATCGTTATGATCTGGATTAGGTCGATTGCATGGCCATGCGAAACGCGATCTCTCTCTATGGCTAGCTTATCGCGTGCAATGAGAAGCATATCGCGTGACCATTTAAGTCTGTCTCTGGCTTCTATAGTCATACTTTTTCAAAAGCTCCTGTAAGTAGATTCAACTTCCAGCCGTTACCATGAAACTTGTCGTAGAGCATTTGATTCATAATCCACGCTAGGGGTGAGACGTTTGTTTCCAGCAACCGCCCAGGCTGGCAGGCGTTAAGCTCCAGCATCTCGGCCAGTGCCTTCACCTCCAGCCGTGCGTATTTGTAAATTGATTTCATGCGATTTCTTCACCCACCACAGCGTCAAAGCCTTGCTCCTCGGCGTGGTAGGTGTTTGTTTGTACTCGAAGCCAATCTGGTTTAGCAATAGGTTTCTTGCCGGTGAAAGAAGTTTCTGTGAATAACACATTGTTGCCTGGCACACACGTCATCCGCCCATTGTGCAGGGCGATAAAATGGTGCGACTTGGTTTGGCTGGGTTCCAAGCTATAGCCATCTCCGTACGGCTCGGCGGTAAACATATAGCTTCCGCCCAACCACTCCTGCCTGCTTGCGATCCATACGTTACAGTCTAACTCCCGCAAGTAATCGTATTCGATGGTTGAGAAGTTGTAGCCAAAACAATCCCAGCGTTGCGCATCTCGCAGCTCCCACTTGTGGGAATTTCCCACTGGATCGTGGCAGATGGCAGACAAGGGTAAGCCTCGATACAACGCACCGCATTTGAGCATCACAGTGCAAGCCCAAGCTCGGTGCGGCACGCTGGATAACCCAAACCAAACCGCATCCTCCCAGCCTTGCACTTGGCCTTGGCTAATCACGGACTTGTCAACCGACACATACTGATGTCGGGGTAGGTTAGCTGCGTGGGTCATCGCCAAGCTGGTCCAGTTAACCAAGCCACCAACACCCAACGTGTACCCCAGATAGGCGCACGCGCACGATGTTCGACGTAGGATGGGAACCAGCAACCCGCGCCTTGATCCCGAATAAACCTTCCGCCAACCAAGTCAGCCTTAACTTGCAACCCACCGCCAAGGTACTCGGAAGGATCGGACAGATTAACCACCATCGTCATCTTGCGATCTGATCCAGTAAACGTATCGTAGTGCCACCAAAACTGCTGGAGTGGATTGTACTTTAGAATCTGCAACTGCTGCACGCCTGTAATATCGAATCGGTAATGCTCGGCGTTGACAGCCGTTGTCAACTCATTGACTATCGAATAAAGCCACTTGTAGTGCGGAGCCATCGGAACCCAGCAAGATGAACAGCTACGCGCAAATGATCTCCTAGTCGTGCCATCCTTCTTCATCACAGTCGCACGCTTCATCCCGATCACCTCTGCATCTTGGCGTAGCATCATGCACTGAGTGGGTGTCAACACATAGCGGTCTACTGCCGCCGTTAATACTTTTTGCTTAAACTCACTCACGGAATAATTGGATGATGTACTCGACCATCTTGATTGTGATGTAGGATGCCGTTGCCACTATAGAGACGAACAAAGACATAAACAGCGTTGTCCACGCGAAGAAGGTGAACAGGTCGCCCAAGAAGTGAACGATGTGCAAAGTCATACTTCCATCATCCTCAAAAGCCGTGGCGTGTCGATGTTAATTCCACCAGCCCTGCACCACCACGTTACCGTCCCATTCTTAAAGTCGCGTAGCAGTTTGCGGATCTCAATGGTGTTATTGTATTCGGGACATTCGTTTAGATCCCGCCCCGTGTAGCAAGGTATAACCTTCATCCCTTTCACCGCCCCCCTCCGGCGCAGCAACCGCAAGTCTTCAATGGCTCGCAGTGCCACTTCTCCCGCCAGTTGTCGCATTCTGTCATCACGATCTCCTCTGGTTAGTTGCGTGCTTCTCATTTCTTCTTACGTTGAGCCTTATGCCAAAGAGCGTACTCGTTCCACAGTTCGCAAGCCTCTTGCGCCGCTTCCAAGGTGTCAAACAAATCCTGCAACGGCGGAAAGTCAGTCGGCGGGCGCGATCCATAAAGTCGCGGACCGATGACGTTACCCGCCATCGTGTGTAGCCGAAAGCGACCACACTCCTCCACGACCTTAATCTCCGTCACCGCCCTAGCTCTTTCAGCTTGGCATCGTCAGCCGCAATCGTAGCTGCCAGCTTATCTAAATCCCCCGACTGCCCAGCGTAGTGAATGATGTAGGCATCTTTGTGGCGGTCTAGGCCGTACTGGTCTTCCACACTGGTCATGCAGTTGTAGGCGGGATCTAAGCCCGACAGCGGTATGTCCCAGAGGTGCGCTTGGATGTTCGCCCAGGTCTGCATACCGAAGTGGTTTGGTACAGTACCCAGCGGGGGTAGGGATAGTAAGCCAACGTGCTTGCGCCGGATGGCAAACACGCCGAAGTTAAAGTAGTAGGTAGGCGTAATCGTTCCGCCATACTGCGCGGCCAGCTTCTTCATGCCCTCCTTGCGGTCTAGGAAATCACCCTCATCAAAGGCAATAAAGCCGTCATTACCCTCCTCCTTGGGATTGGCAAAGTCATCGCAGTCTTTGGCCACAAGACAATCGCAGTCGATGTAGATGCACTGCTCGTAGCCTCGACCAACCAGTATGTTTGCAAGGAGCGACTTGTTATAGTCCTTAGGGTCCATCACTGAGCGGTTGATTAAGATAAAGTCGATCTCGTTACGCTTGGCAAAATCCTCGATACGGGGCTGGGTGAGCGCAAGAACCTTATCCCACTCCGTCCCAAACGCCATGGTAACTACAGCGCGTTTCATTTTTTGACCAAGCCCTCCAACGCCTTCGTGATGACGTACTGAACCACTGCCTCTTGATCTTTCTTTAACCGCTTCAGCCCAAAGGCGTGCAGAGCCTTGGCCGTCTTATCGTCGTAGGTAACGTCGACCAGAACTTGCTTGGGCGCAGGCCGTGCTTTGCCAAAAGTAATTTTGCCAAGATCCTTCATTTGCGTTTTCTCCTTTTTGGTTTTACTTCCTTCCAAACATCAAACTTATCGTCCAGCTCAACCGACCAAAGCATCAGCGTCTTGTATAGGCCGTAGCCAATCCCTAACCGCAAGATGGTGCGGCTGATGACATCCCCCAGCCAATACAGAACCCATGACAGAGCCAGCTTCATTCCCTAGGATACCTATTGTTCCCCTCGTAATCGCAGAACTTCTGGAACGATTTATCTGTTTCAGATTCATCGCTGTCGCTTGATTTATCTCCATAGTTTGAGTAAAGCCAAGGACGAGGCTTGCTAAAAAACTCATCCCAATCTTTGTCTATTTCTTCTTGGTTCATAGTCTTGTCACCTCCTTCTTAATCTGTGCGAGCGTAAACAAGCACCGCACCAACGCACGCTCTAAATGGTCAGCCGCCGTCTCGCCGTTATTATCAGGGCAAGGCGTGGACTTGTGCAGTTGCATCTGCGCTGTGGCCAAGTGCCGGACGGCTCTGGCGATATGGTAATCGTGAGTCGGCCTATCCTTCTCAAGCCAATCCCCGTAGGCAGACTTCTCTGATCCCTTGCCCATAACGCGCCACACTATGTCGGCGGCAGCATCTCCCATCTCGGCTATAGTCGGCGCAGTCATTTGGCAAGACTCCGATAAACTTGGTCCAGCAATTCCTCTAGCCAAAGTACGTCTTGTGGGTCGATCATAGCTTCATCCCTGGGGGCGTGTATCCCTTTACCCAAGCCCACACCTTCTGCATCGCGCAGAAAGCAATACCGGCTTGGTAGAGTTCGTCTTCGTCCCACACCTTCGTTGTCAGCTTGGTAGCATCATTTGACGCTAGGACCACCGACACGCAGGCGCATTTGGGATTCTCGCTTGCGGCTCGGTATGCCCAAAGCTGGGCGCAATCTGTATCGTAGAATGGATCGTACTTAGGGTTTACCTTGCGGTTCTTCAAGTCGATCATTGCATCACCAACACCCTTCATTTTTACATAGGCATCGGATCTTCCAGCATAACCAGCACCGACCAAACCTTTTTCGCACCAGTAAGTTTTCTCGATGTTTGCATCGGACCACTTCTTAAAGGTTTCGATATACGGAGCAAGTGTTTCATCTGTGGATACGGCTCTTCCCAAGAGGATGTTTTCCATGCATTCGTGCATTTTCGTGCCATGCTCCGCTGCTTTGGTTGTAGACTCTTTGCTGTCCTTAACGACTCTGCGTGCGTAGGTTTCGAGCGTTTCATCCTCCTCCTTCGGAAGTGTGAGCGAGGACATAATGGCCTGCTCTATCTTCCACGCCGTTAGTTGCGGCTTATCCATAATGCCAAGCACGCTGGTTACGGATGGGTACAATCCCATCTGGCGCGCATCGGCTACGGTTGTGTTTCTTTCTTTTCCGTTCTTGCCAATCACAACGTGGGC